TGTGTACTATTTCCAGCTAATTTATCGATATCGGTCGCATTTTGAAAAGTACCAGAACCGTCTGTCAAAGAGGAATGTCTTATGCGACAAAAGCCACCATGAACTACATCTGTTTCAGTACTTTGATCCCACCGTAATCTAATTATTTTTTCATTTATAGGTTCCATTCTTAAATTTTGTGGAGCTAGTGGCTTCGCAGTTTTTCCGACAGCATTTAAAGTAGTTTCTACGGGAACAGCGGAAGGCCTCCTTAGTGCATTTAGACTAAAAACCCTTATTTCATAAAAACCAGCAGCTGAATTTATTATTTCAAAACTTGTTTTTGTTACCGTAGTATTGAAAAAATTACCATTTTCAAATCTATATTGAACTCGATATTCATTAACTCCTACAACCTGTTTCCAAGTTAGAAAAATCTTGCTTACGGCTCTGTTATTAATCACTACAATTCTTTCTTCGGCTTGTAAATTAGTGGGTGGACT